CACAGGAAATTCGCGCAATCCTGACGGGACAGATTGATCGCAATGCGCGTGTCGGGCTGTCGCTTTTCAACACAGAGGAAGACCGGAAAAAGCTACAGCAGCTTTTGAAGACCGACGTTGCGCAAGCCTTCGCCTTTATTCAAGAGAAGCTACAGGCGGTCACGGTTGGCGGACAGCTTGCAGCGCGGTCGTTTGACGGGCTACTCGGCAACGCCAAGGAAGCGGTAACGCTGTTTGCTACGGCTGGCAGCGGACGGCTGTTTGACGGGCTGAAGCAGGCGCTGTCACAGGTACAAGACGGGCTGATCACGGTAACGCGCAATACACAGACTGGCGTCGCGGAAGCCGTCAAGCTGTCTCCGGCGTTCGAGCAGATTGCGCGTGTGGCTGACGAGATTGGCGCGGCGTTTTCACGCTCTGTCTTGGACGCGCTGAACTACGTTCTCGCCAAAGTCAATCAACTGGGACAATTTCTTGAGCGCAATCCGGCATTGGTGCAGCAGATCGGGCGCGAATTCGAGAAGATTTTTAACGCGATAACCGATATTGGACGCGCGATACTGGAAGGGCTGACTTTCGATAACGCGCGTTCCGGAGCGCAGGCGGTCATTGACACACTGCAAGGCGTGCGTGGCGTAATCGAAATCGTTGCCGGGCTGGCGTCGGTGGTAGCCGCGACGGTGCGGGGCTGGTTTTTTCTGGTTGACACAGCGCGACGGGCGTTCCAAGGCGTCCTGAACGTGGTTGCCGACGTACTGGAAACCATAGGACGAATTGCCACGGCGATTTCCGGCGTAGCAGCTTCTGTGGGGCTTCTGGCGTCGTTTTTTGCTCAAGTTGCTGTTTCAGCGCAAGCAACCGCCAGTGCGCTACGCAGCGCTACAAGCGCACAACTGGCGCAGATTGGCGGACAGAAAGCGAGTTCTGAAACCAAGCCTGGGCCAACTACTGACTTGTCCGGCGTTTTTGGCACGCCAAAAGTACCGAAGGCTGGCGGCGGCAAGGGCGGCGGCGGGCGTCAACCGGAAGACCCGGTGCTGAAGCAACTCGAAGCCCGGCGTGCGGAGGCTGCCCGAATCGAACGCCTGATTGCGGCTGAAGCCGACCGGAACTACCGGCTGGAGCGATCACGGATTGAAGCGGCAACGGCGGCACTCCGGGACAGCTTCGAGCGACGACGGATTTCAGCAGAGCAGTACTATCGCGAGCTTGCCAAGTTGCAGGAAGCCCAGGCGGAGAACGAAAGACGCCGGGCGGAGCAGGAGCGAGTAAGGGAATTCGCGAAACTCCAGCAGGCGATTGTTGACCGTGAAGCGGCGGCGAAGATCAAAGACACCAAGGCGCGCGACCGCGAAATCAAGCGTCTGCTGGACGAGGAAGCACAGGCACAGGCGCGGATTATTGACCTGACCACACGGCTGGCGGAAATCGAAGCCGAACGCGAAACGGCGCGGTTGCGAACCGCACGCGAAAACGAAGAGTCCTACCGGCGCGAACAGGCGGCGATAGAAGACCTGCAAGCTGCTTTGGTTGCCGCCACTGGTGACAGGTTCGCCGTAGAGCGCTTGCGGGCGGAGCAGGAATACCTTGAGACGCTCCGGCGCGTCAGAAGCGAACTAACGCAGGCTAACGCAGACCGCGAAGCGGTGCTGGCAACGCTGACAGACGGCGAGCGCGAGCAGGTCAGACTGGCAGAAGAAATCCGCCAAAAGCGGCTGGAGCAGATTGCTGTTGACCAGGCTGTGGCGGAATTGCAGCGCGCGATTACAGAAACCAAGCGTGAGCAGGCGCAACTGGCTGAACAGATGCGGCTGGCGGGCTACACGGAAGCTGAAGTGCAGCGTGCGATCAACGCGGTGTACGAGCGGCGGAAAGCTACGCTTGACGCGCTGGCACAGAAGGCGCGCGAAGCAGCGCAAGCGTTGCCCACGCAAGAGAACGTTGACGCTGTGCGTGACGCGATTGAGGCGGTTCAATCAATCAAAGTGGTTTCGCGTGACGCCGGCGCGCAAATCCGGGCTGACCTTGCCAGCTCGCTTGAGAACCTGTTTGCCGGGCTAATCACAAACGCGCGCAACGCCAAAGAAGCGTTCAAGCAGTTTGCGCTTTCTGTCGTGCAATCTATCGCGCGAATTATCGCGCAAATGCTCGTGCTGAAGTTGCTGCAAGGGACTTTGGGCGGGATTTTCGGCAAAATCGGGCTTGGCGGGGCGTTACCCGGGATACCAGGCAAGGCGGCGGGCGGCGCGGTTGCCGCTAACGCGCCGTATATCGTCGGGGAAAAAGGGCCGGAGTTGTTCGTGCCGCGCGTTTCCGGCACGATTATCCCGAATGACGCGCTGGCGTCAATGCCGGCGACACAAGCAGCGCAGCCCGTGACGATTGTGAATCGCGTGGACACTGGCAGTTTTGACGACCACTTGATGGGCGCGGCGGGTGAAAGGATTGTGATCAACCATATCCGCGCCAATCGCGGGCGGATTGCGCAGATGCTGAGGACGGTATGACCGCGCCGGTTTTCGCCTTCGAGCCGAACTGGGCAAACGGGATTGACGAAATTTGGAGCTATCGCACCGAAGTCCAAGCCGCGTGGGACGGGCGCGAAATCCGGCGCTGCACTCGTGACGCGCCACAGCGTCAAATACAGTACCCGCTTTTAACGCGCACGCCAGAGCGTCGAAACCGCATCCACCGGCGGCTGCTTGACCTGCTGGGGAAAGAGGTGCGCATTCCGGTTTGGCAGGACGCCAGTCCGGTATCGGTTGAGGCTGGAGATACGAGTTGCGCCGTCAACACGCCGGGACGCCAGTACTACGACGGCGGTGAGGCTATCCTGTGGCAGGACGAGCAGACCTGGCACGTGTGCGACGATATTGTGGAGTCGCCAACCTCGATAAGCTGGACGACTCCGACGGCAAGCGCTTTGCAGGGGCGCGTTGCGCCTCTCGTCAAAGCGCGGTTGCTGCCTGACGTTGACGGGCGGGTTTATACGGTTGACTTGGAGGAATTGCGCGTCAACGCATTCTTGGATTCAAGCGTTCTGCTTGGGCGGTTGGTTGATCACGACTACCCGACATACTCCAGCCGCATTGTGCTGGAGCACAAGAGTGACGAAAAAGACCGGAGTTTGGAATGGTCACGCCGCGTCGAAACGCTTTCCTACGAAACGGGGCTGACGACGGCCTACCCAGCGTGGTCGCAGTCCGTCGTGGCGTACGACTTCCAGTGGATTTTTTCTACGCGCGAAGCCTTCGGCAAGTTTCTGGACTTCCTACACTTGCAACGCGGGCGGTGGGGTTGGTTTTGGTGGGATACCTGGGCGCGTGATTTGCGCTTGACCGCGCCAATCAGCCCGTGGGACACGGTGATTTCGGTTGATAACGCAGCTACCGGTGCTGTGCCGCCGTGCCGTTCTGCTCTGACAATCCGGCTGAAAGACGGTACACTTTTCCGGCGCAACGTCACGGCGCAAACAGCCACCAGCGTGACGCTCAGCTCGGCACTTGGCACGGCGGTGGCAATCGGAGAGATAGACCGGATTACGTGGCTACTTCCCGTGCGATTCGACACCGATAGCTTCCGCTTCCGTTGGGAAACGACTACGCTGGTGCAGGTTGCGGCACGGCTGCGCCACGTGCTGACAACGAATTCGTGAGGGCGAAGTGAGCTGGGATACGCTTGACACTGGGCAAGGGACAAGTCGGCCAGCGCTGGCGTTCGAGTTCTTGGCGCACACCACTTACTACCGCTATACCTCGACTTGGGCGACTGTGACGATTGCCGGCCATCCATACACGCCGGAAGTGATTTCGGTCGAGCCGCTGGAGTTGAAGCCCAATCAGACAGACCAGCGGTTGACGATTCTGTGCCGCCAGGACTTGCCGGTGGTGGTGATTGCGCGTCAAGCTCGACCACGATTGCGCGTCCGAATTCGCCAGTTTCACCTGAACGACTTGACGGCGGTGCAGGTTTTCTGGGTTGGCTCGGTGATCGGCGTATCCTTCCAGGGCGTCGAGGCGCGCCTGCTCTGTGACGCGGGGACGAATCGTGTGGATGGACTGCTTGCGCCGCAGCAGTTCGGCGGCTCTTGTCAGTGGGTGCTGGGGCGCCCGTGGTGTCCGGTCAATCTTGCTACGCACACCTTCGCTGGCACGGTAACAGCCGTGTCCGGGCTTCAAGTGACGGCTTTGGAGTGGGCAGGCAAGCCGGCTGGGTATTTCGTTAACGGACACTTGATTACCGCCGACGGGCGTAGCGATACGATTGACGAGTACCTGCCGGGGCCGGGCACGGTACGCACTCGTTCCAATCTGGGCATCGCCGTAGGTGATAGCGTAACGGCTGTTGCTGGCTGTGACGGGGC